GCTGGTAGAAATCTGTTCACCTCGACGGATGCACAGACTTGGGTGGCCACAGGAAGCCAGCAGGAGACCATCTCGGTCTGCAACTACGTTGAGTATGGGAATGGTATTACCCTTGCCGTAGGGAACGCTGGACGCGGCTTCTACGCAGCTACAGACCCGTCAGTGTCGTTCTACTCTTGGGCGCTACTTACGACCTCTACTCCGAGGAGTATCGCGTATGGTTCAGACGGCAAGGTAGTAGTGGTCGGTCAAGGCGGATTCATTCGTTATTCAACTGACGGAAGGGTGTTTAACACCGTCACCTCTGGGACCACTTCGGTACTGAATACCGTTTCCTACGGAAATGGGCTGTGGGTGTGCGCTGGTGATGGTGGCGCTTTAAGGACCTCTACAGACGGTATCACATGGACTGGAACCACGCTGGGTGGCGCTCCATCGGTATTGGACATCATCTATGTGCCAGAGCAGAGCTTGTGGCTCTACACCACTGCTGGCGCTCCCGGTGGAGTGGTTACGACCACAGACTTCGTTACTTTTACTGGGCGTGCGACAACCATTGCTACGGGCAACATTTACACTGCCGTTTGGGGTAATGGACAGCTCATTGTTGGCTCAGATACCGGCGAGATGTCGATATCGAACAATGCCGTAAATGGATACTGGGCGGTATGGAGAGCTATCACAAGCCCGACTGTAAGTACTCAGGGGATTCTCCGGCTCAATTACTTTGCGGATGATCCAAAGATTAACTATATATTCGGCTCGAGCAATGGTGTAATTGCTACATCTTCTGGTGGCTGGGAATGGGACATGCATCGATGCATGAGCGTAGGAACCACGACGGCCCAGTTTGGAGCTGTGTGGTCAAGTGCTTATCACGACGGCTACTACTTCATCGGCGGCCAATTTGGTTCCACCTTCTATACCCGAGATCCGAACAAATGGACCACAAGAATCATCCCTACAATTACGAGCTACGACATTTACGAGTTTGCCAGCACACCATATGGTCTGTTGTCGATTGGCTTGTCTAGCGGCATATACCATATCTACAGTCCCACTTATAACTACAATACGGCCATCGAATTCAGGGTTCCCGACGCTATCCCTGAGTATTTGCCAAGCGTCAATGGAGAAGTAGACTCGGCTTTGTGGATAAAAGCCTTATAAACCTAGGAGAGAAAATGCAGCAAGATATTCACGTACTTGTAGTAACACCTGCGTATAGCGGAAAGGTCAATGCTCAGTACGCCGTGGCACTTGCGGACACTCAACTGTTGCTGAAAAGCAAGGGAATCAACATCACATTCAGAATTTCTGCCTCCGGTTCGTTGCTGGTAGCTGAGAGAAATCGGCTCACGCAAGCTTTTATGGAGTCAGAAGCGACGCACATGTTGTGTATTGATTCGGACCTCGGGTGGCCACCTGAGGCAGTTTTGAAGATGTTGGAAGCTGACAAGGAGTTTGTGTGTGGCATTTACCCGGTTCGGGGTCACAACACATTTACGTTTAGGCCCGACTGCAACCCCAATGGGTCAATTATCCAAGAGGGTCACCTGCTAAAGATGCAGTATGTTCCCGCTGGATTCATGCTCATAAAGCGCAGCGCCATTAAGAAGATGCAGGAAAAGCACAAGGACACCTACTTTAGCCCCAAGCATCATGAGAATCCCACCGGATCTGGCTACTGCCTTTTCAATACCGAGGTCTATGAGGGTGAGTTTTGGGGCGAGGATTATGTGTTTTGTAGAAAGGCTACTGAGGCGGGTGTCGATATTTGGGCCGACCCGCTCATTACCTTTGATCACAATGGAACCGTAGGGGTTCTAACGTCGGTCCTTAGCGATAAGCCGCCTGAGGACCAAGTGACTGATGTTGAAGCCAAATAGGTGATTGCATGTTAGTGTCCCGACTAGATCAAAATGGTGTGTTCCTCGAGGCCGTGGAGTATGAGTTTTCAGACGGCGTTATGGTCCTTCCCAAGGGCTACAGCTTCTCGTTGCCACCAGAGATTCCGTCGGGGCACTACGCAATCCTTCAGGGCGACTGGAAGATTATTGAGGGCAGCCCATATGGTGCTCCTGAGTCTAATGAGGACGCCCCCTCTTTAATTGATTTTCGGATACGAAGGAATGAGCTCCTGTCCGAATCTGACTGGACTCAGCTTGCTGATGCTCCACTCACGGCTGAGCAGAAATCTGCATGGGCCACGTACCGTCAGGCATTGCGAGATATCCCACAGTCCGAGGGCTACCCTGATAGCTTCATATGGCCCAATAGACCGTGATCGACCCAATAACCGCCCTAGCCACCGCGACGGCAGTCTTTAATGGACTGAAGAAGGCGGTTGAAATAGGCAGAGAGGCCGAGGACATCTTCGGCCAACTGTCTAAATGGGCTACGGCGGTTGCAGACGTACACGAGGGGATTGCTCAGGCGGACAAGCCGCCTCCCCTCTTTAAGAAGCTGACCTTTGCGAATGACAATGCCGCAGCCTTTGATGCGTATGCCGCCAAGGTTAAGCTTCAGCAACAGGAGAAAGAGCTGTACGAGATGTTCCTGTACGGGGAGCTTCAGCACCTCGGGGTGGATGGGTACAAGGAACTCATCAACATGCGCCGCAAGATCAAAGAGGATCGGGAGCGGCAGATCTACGCACAGGCTCGACGACGAAAAGAGTTTGTGGACGCTGTGGGTACATGGGCGCTGGTTTTACTGGCGCTTTTAGTTGCTGGCGTAGCAATCTGGCTGACGATCCACGTCATCACGAATAGGGGGCTGTAATGCTGTCACTCATCTCGACCCTTGGCGGGCTCTTGGTCTCTGGCCTACCTAAACTGCTTGAGTTCTTCCAAGACCGTGCTGACAAGGCTCACGAGGCTAACCTCATGCGGCTTCAGATGGAGCGCGAGCTGGCCATGGCTGCCCAAGGATTCGCTGCCCAAGCCCAAATGGAGGAGATTCGCACCGAGCAGGTCATGATGGAAACGACGGCTGAGATGACCAAGGCCGCTCTGAAGCATGACGAGAAGGTTCTGGATCGTGCCCATAAATGGGTAGCGTCTTATGTCGGCACGGTGAGGCCAACGGTGACCTACATTTTTGTGTTTGAGCTGGTCGGAATTAACATCTGGTTGTGCTTCTATTTGTGGAATAACCCCCAGCTCATTAACTCAATCGACGACGTGATGCGATATGCGGACGTCCTGTTTTCCTCTGATGAGATGGCCATGTTAGGGGGAATTATCGGCTACTGGTTCGGAAGTCGAGGTTGGAGTAAGCGGTGAAAACATCCTCTTCCACACGGGAGATGATGGCGCATCACGAGGGGGTTAGATTAAGGCCGTACCTTTGTCCGGCGCATCTTTGGACGCTTGGAATTGGATCGGTTTTGCACCCCGAGCAGATCAAATTGCCGATGGTGAGGAAGGATGGATACACAGGACCGTTACGCAAGGATTTCCCGCTTGGAGATCAGTACCGCAAGAAGTTTACAAAAGAGGAGGTCATGGACTTCTTTGAGAAAGACTTGGGTCGTTTTGAGCGTGGTGTTCTTCGATATTGCCCTCGCGTACTGGGCAACCAAGCAGCTTTTGACGCTCTTGTCAGTCTGAGCTTTAACATCGGCTTGGGGGGCCTGCAAAGGTCCTCCGTAAGGATGAAATTCAACCGTGGGGACTACCTCGGAGCGGCTGAAGCGTTTATGATGTGGACCAAGGGTGGTGGCCGTATTCTGCCCGGTCTTGTCAAACGAAGGCTTGATGAGAAGAAACTTTTTTTGAGTGGATTTGAGGACGAATAATGGATTCACAAACCCTTCTAAATGTGGCCTTTGCTTGTGCTGGATTTTTTGGTGGCTGGACAATCAACTCGCTTTCCCGTTCGATCATCCGTATTGAGGACAAGCTTTCAGAGCTTCCGCTGGTTTATGTGGCCAAGGATGATTACAAGCGAGATATTGACGACGTCAAGAGCATGTTGACAAGGATCTTTGACAAGCTTGACGGAAAGGTGGACAAGAATGAGTTCCGCAGTCAAGGCTGATCCGACCAAATGGAAGCGGATTGTCGCTTCTGTCAAAGCCTCCGATAAAGGGGGCAATCCGGGCCAGTGGAGCGCGAGGAAGGCTCAACTAGCCACCCAGAAGTACAAAGCCTCTGGAGGGGGTTACAAGGGCCCCAAAAAGGCCGATAATTCGTTATCGAAGTGGACGAAGGAGGACTGGGGAACCCGGTCTGGAAAGCCGTCTACGCAGGGACCTGAAGCGACCGGCGAGCGTTATTTGCCGAAAGCGAAACGAGAGAAGCTGACCCCTTCTGAATACGCGGCAACAACGAGAGCCAAACGCGAGGGAATGCGGCAGGGGAAACAATTTGTTCCTCAGCCTGAATCGATCAAGAAAAAGGTTTGGTAAATGACTGCTGCTGCCGTAATGACTTATGACAGCCTCGTCGAAGACATTGAGTCTTATCTCGATCGAACTGATCAGGCCACCATTCAAAAAATACCGACATTCATCATGCTGGCTGAGCAGGTTATCGCTGCTGAGCTCAAGTTCCTTGGAAACCTGACGGTCAACACCTCAAATTTCGTCAAGGGTCAGGCGATTGTAGACAAGCCTGCTCGCTGGAGAAAGACCGTTTCTATGAACGTGACAGTGGCTGGCGAACGTCGCCCTGTCCTCCTCCGCAAGTACGAATACCTTCGTGAGTACTGGCCAGATCCAGCCGAAGAGGGCGTTCCTGCTTACTACTGTGATTATGACTACACGCACTGGTTGGTAGCGGCTACACCAGACGACGATTATGAGTTTGAGGTGCTGTATTACGAGCGATTGCAGCCGCTAGATTCCTCAAACCAAACGAATTGGTTTACCCAGTACGCTCCTCAGGCGATGCTATATGGCAGCCTTTTGCAGGCCATGCCGTTCCTGAAAAACGACGAGCGAATTCCGATGTGGCAGGGCCAGTACGACAAGATTATGGGGGTTCTCAAAGTTGAGGATATTTCTCGTATTGGTGACCGCCAAACAATTGTGAGGGATTCATGAGCTATAACAGTCCGTTTACCGGTAACGTAGTACAGCCTACCGATGTTTCCTATCGGTCGGTAACCCTTTCCGCCAACACTCAGCTCGAGTGGCCGATCAATGGCAGCGCAACCAACAATTACGCTGCTCGAATCATGGATGTCTCGGCCACTTCTGCCGGCCTTCAGCTTCGGATGCCACCGGCGAATCAGACATCGGTAGGTAACGATGCGATGATTCGGAACGTGGGGGCCAACACCTTCACGGTCTACGATTATGACGGGCAAAACACCATCGTCAGTATCGCGGCGGGTGAGGCGAAGTACATCTACATCACCACCAACGCCAACACAGCCGGAACTTGGGGCACGTTGGGATTTGGTGCTGGGACATCATCTGCGAACGCTGCGACCCTAGCTGGTTTGGGTTTGGTTGCTTCTGGCTCAACCCTAAATCAAAGCCACCCAATCCAATCGATTGTTAACGGGTCGACCATCACTTCCGGCGCTAGAGCGCAGACATTGTTGTGGTCTGGTGGCACAGGAACCGTTACGCTGCCTTTGGCTGCTAGTCTTGGTGCCAACTGGTTTACGCTCATTAAGAACAATGGCACTGGCACCTTGACGGTTAATACGAGCAGTAGCCAGACCATTGATAGCTCCCTGACTAAAAACTTTAACCCGAATGAGTCGGCTTTCATTATCTGCACCGGAAGCGATTTCATTACGGTCGGTTATGGCGTAAGCACTAATTTCTCGTACACGGTTCTAACAAAGCCCGTTACAGCAGGTTCGTATACGCTGACTGCTAGCGAGGCTTCAAACGTTATTCAGGTCTTTACTGGGACCCTGACGAATAACGTGGTGATCAACTATCCGCCGGTTGTGAACTTTTACGTGGTGTCGAATCAGACGTCTGCTGGTGGTTACACGCTGACGCTGCAAACTGGGATATTAGGTGGCGCGACAGCCACCATTCCAGCCGGAGGTCAGGCGACCGTAATCTGCGACGGAACGAATTTCCTAAACGCGAACACCGTTCAAGCGGGTGCTACTTCTATTCAGGTGGTCGATGGGTCGGCTGGCTCACCATCTATTCAGTTCGCCTCAGAAACTAACACCGGAATTTATAGGCCCGGAGCTGGTACTTTCGGCATATCAGTACTCGGAAACAACATCGTTGACGTGACCACATCTGGCCTATCCGTGACTGGTAGCGGAAACTTTACCGGAGGCATCTCCGGCGGCACGTTCTAATGTCAAAAAAAGTATTCGCCCTTGATACGTTGCCCGGTATTCAGCGGGACGGAACCCTTTTCGACAAGGGCTTTTATGCAGACGGTCGCTGGTGCAGGTTTCAGCGTGGACGTCCTCGCAAGATGGGCGGCTATCGCGAGATCACACCATCTATCGCTGGTATCTCGAGAGGCGTGTACGTAAGCCCGCAGAATGGCTTTAACAATGTGTTTAACGGCTACCGAGATGGCCTTCAGGTTACGCCGATTAACAATGACGGTGTCGGTGCTGGTATTACGAACCTGACGCTCACCGACTTTAGCCAGAACATAAACAATCTCTGGCAGTTCGACACTTTCACTGACACGCTTGGGTCTGGGAATACGCTGCTGCTTGCTCATCCCGGTCAGAATCTAGCGCAGATTGATAGCACGACCAATACGCCGGTACTTCAGGGCCCTATCGCTGGTGGGAACATGTCTGCGATCGGTGTGTTTACCGACTCATTGACGCTTACCTCTGGATCTCCTACGGCAACGCTTGCCACGGCAAACCCGCTCATCGGAGCTGGACAGAGCGTGTCTGGCACGGGCATTCCAGCGGGCACCACGGTGGTGTCCGTAGTTTCGACCACTGTGACGCTGTCCCAAAATGCAACGGCTTCTGGCGCGCAGACCATCACGTTTGATAACAACGTCGACGTGTCCGGTGGTGTAGTGGTGCTGCACCCTTACGTCTTCGTATATGGCAATGACGGGCTTCTGCGGAACTGCTCCTCTGGGAACATTAACGACTGGGTTTCTGCTGATGCCAATGAGGTTAACGTGGCCACCGGCAAGATCGTCAAGGGCCTACCCGTTCGTGGCGGATCAAATTCACCTTCGGGTTTGTTTTGGTCGCTGGACTCCTTGGTTCGGGTGTCCTATGTCGGGGGTGTGGGCACCCCAGCCCAATTCTGGCGATATGACGTGATCACGAGCCAGACCTCCATCATGTCTTCGCAGTGCGCGATTGAATACGATGGCATCTACTACTGGATTGCTACTGACCGCTTCATGCTGTACAACGGCGTGGCCAAAGAGATCCCAAACAATTTCAATCAGAACTTCTTCTTCGACAACCTAAACTACGCTCAACGCCAAAAGGTATGGGCTACAAAGGTTCCGCGGTTTGGAGAGATCTGGTGGTATTACCCTCGTGGCGACTCCACCGAGTGCAACGACGCCATCATTTACAACGTCCGTGAAAATGTCTGGTATGACGCTGGGACCGCTCTTGGAGCTCGTCGGTCGGCTGGATTCTTCTCTCAGGTCTTCCGTTATCCGATTGCAGCCGGATGGGAGCCTAACGCGGTTGGTGGTGTAGACGACTTTATCCTTAATAGCGGCGGATCTGGATACACGGACGGCACGTACCTATACATCCCGCTGACTGGTGGCTCGGGGACCGGAGCAACTGCCACGATTACTGTAGCCTCCGGGGTTGTAACGACGGTGGTAATCGAGGATCAGGGCGTGAACTATGTGGTCGGCGACCTCCTGTCTGTTGATCCAGCCGCTCTTGGTGGTGGATCTGGATTCGAGATAGAGCTCACGGTACTTGAGACCTTTGTGTCCCTGTGGCAGCACGAGGTTGGCACGGATGCTGTTAAGGGTACAAATGCGCTGGCCATTGAGAGCTTTTTTGAGACCAATGACCTTGGCTGGGTGAGTGGCGGGCCTTCTCAGCCCTCCCCGGTTGGTGAAAACAGATGGTTATTGTTGGAGCGTGTTGAGCCAGACTTTTTGATGTCGGGTGATATGGAGCTTTATGTCATTGGAAGACCGTACGCTCAGTCTGAAGATTTGGTGTCAAGCCCATTTGTGTTTGATGAAAACACCAATAAAATTGACATGAAGCAGCAGAGGCGAGAGCTAAGACTCAAGTTCGTTTCTAATACCTCTGGTGGGAATTACCAGTGCGGTCGAATCATTGTCAACGCTGAAGTTGGCGACGTCAGGGGATATTGATGTCAATTCTGTACGACCCGAGGCACCAAACCTTTGAGAGCTGGGCGAGCCTCTTGGTTGAGCAGTATGCGGCTCAGCAGCTTGAAATTCCCAGCCCCTCTACTGACTGGAAAGATTGGGGAAGGGGCTTAAAAGCCATTGATGTCTTTGCAAACGAAGCGATCCCGGGTACTGAAGATTTTGAAAACTGGCAGGACTGGGCTCAGGCGTTAATCGGCAGCGTAAATCCGGCGGCATAAATGGCGATCAACAGAAACATCTCAAGGCTTGCAACTGAAGATGAGCTCAATGGGGCTCTTTCTGTATTTGATCCAAATTGGATGAACCTCACCCCAGAGCAAAAGCAGCAGAATGCTATGTCTGCGCTTGATCTGTATGGCGGTGATCGCAATCAGTTGCTCTCGAACTTCAACCAACAGTTCAACACGACTGCTGGGATGTCTGACCTTGATTACCTGCTGAACTACAAGCCGGCGGATCAAGGGGCGGTTGTCTCTGGGCCTATCACCCCTGTTCAAGATGATTCCTCGGTCGTTTCTGGCCTTGATTACGCTACCAAAGAGGGTGGTATTGGTGAAAACCAGTACTACGAAAATATCCGAAATCGGGTGACAGACATTGGTGGTAGTGGTTTGGGCGCCCTTGATCAGGCTGCAAAGCTGCGTGAAGAGGCTGGGCAGTACGGCATCTCAAATCAGGACATTTCGAACGCCTTGGGCATTCCCCTTGCTGATGTCAATGCCCTCTTGAATCCTGTTGACACGTCAAACGTGTTGGACACGATTGGCGCCACATTTGACCAAGATGCTTTGGATCGTTTGACCGCCTCAGTTGATGCCGATGCAATCGCAGAGGATCTTTCCCCAAAGGTTGATGAGGCAAAAAAGGACACAGTCCGTGACTTTCAGGGCAATGAGTTCAGCGGAAGCGAGATCCTGAATCTTGCCCAGCAGATTTCTGGAAGCGTTGACACCTCAAAGGTTGGTGGCGCTGTTTACGGGACCAAGGGTGAATCTATTGGCTTTGATTACGAAGAGGCCAAGAATATCTTGGGTCGAGAGCCTACTGCGGCAGATCAGGTTTTGTTGGACATGGCCAGATCCCTCCGTCAAAAGGGCGTGACTGATCTCAGTCAGATCAAGGTTGAGGATGTTGTCGTCAATCAGGAGTCGTCTGTTTATACGGACCCTGAGACCGGTGAGAAATTTCTGGTTGACGCTGATGGCGCAAAGATCCGCTCCCTAACTCCTGAAGAGGTGTCCAACATTCGCCTGAAGGAAGTTGGTTCTGGCGACAACACCTACACCCAAGAGGTTCTTGATACCGAGGTCAAAACAAAACAGACCGTAGGCCCGGATGGGAAGCCGATTTACCTTTATGGTGAAGAGGGCGGAAATGTCTTCGGTGAGACATACACAGGTGAAGGTGCTACTGACTACGTGATGGTCTTCGATGAGGAGACTGGAAAGCCCAAGTTCTACACCACGGGTCGCTCTACATCGGACATGGAAAAGATTTCCATGGCGATGACCTTCCTGAGCTTTATTCCCGGGGTGGCTCCGTTCATTCAAGCGATTCAGGGCGCCTATGCATTAAAGGAGGGGGACCCCTTAGCGGCCATTGCTAACCTTGCTGGAGCTGCCGGGTATGGTGATGTTGCCCGAATCGCTGGAGCGGCTAATGCGGCCTCTAAGGGGGATGTATTGGGGGCTGCTTTCAGCCTTGCGGGGACGTCTTTTGGCGCTGACTTCCTGAAGACTGATCTGGGCGGCGGATTCACTATGAACGACGTGGTGACCGCAGGCAAGATCGTCTCTGGTATCGACAAGGGGGACTACGGATTAGCCCTGTCGGCTGCTGGCGACCTGATGAAGAGCTCAGACCTCAAGGTCGCCTCTGCTGGTATCAATGTCTACAACGCCATCAAGAGCGGTGATCCGCTCGCGATGATTCGCGCTGTTGATGATGCCAACAAGATTGTTCAGTACATCGGTGGGAATACAAGTGCCAAGGACACAATTACTACCACCGCTCCTGCTGGATCTGGGCTAACCGTTCCCGGTAGCACTCCGAAGGTTTCGTTGACCGAGACGGGGCAGGCCTCCCTTACCGGGACCGGGTCTCTGTCTGATCAGGCTTGGGAGGCTGGCCTCACCTCGTTTATGAATGCATCCAACAAGGGCCTGTCATTTGAAGACGCCCTTGCAGCATCAAACCGTGAAGTCGGTGGCCTTCTGTCCAAAGAGAGTGGTGGAGCGCTTGCCACGCCTTACACCGGAATTGCGGATCTCAAAGGCAAAGAGGATTGGGACAAGGCGGTTAATGCCTACACCTACGCGATCAATAAGGGAGCTGACCCCAAAGACGCATTTACCTTCTCAAAGCTTGTTGCGAGTGGCCAGCAAATCGTCCCAACGGAAACCAAGCTGGATGCAAACAATGTCACGCTGACCAAGTCTGATGACAAGACAGCCGGAGGTAGCACTCAGGTTGGATCAATAAAGCTCTCTTATGGAACCGAGGGTGACAAGGACATGGGGACCATTTATGTCTTTGGTCCGAATGCCCAAGCGTCTTTTTCTGAGGTGATGAATCTTCCCGGGGCCCAGAAACTTAGCCTTCTCGACAGAAAAGACGGTGAGATCTGGGAGGTTGATGACCAGACCTATTACAAGAACGGCGACAAGATTTACAGCATGCCGACTGTTGCAGCTCAGGCAATTGGTGTTCCCATCGCAGCTCTAGGTGAAATGATGTCCGCTGCTGGAGGGGCTGCTGCGGCCACTGGCGCTGCAAAACAAGACAACTGGTTCACTCGAACTGGAAACGAGCTAAATACAAAAGGCATTGAGGCGCTGGGTCAGGATGTAAACACTGAGCGCAAGAACATCGTAAACGCCGTCCAGAACGAAGAGGGTTTCTGGAACAAGTTCAAAGCGGTTGTAAAGAGCTCAATCGACAACCCCCTTGGAGCCGCTTCTTACGTTGCTGTAGAGCTTCCACAGGAGTTTGCTGTGATTGGCGCTGCCACAAAGGTGGCTCGTCTCTACGGCATCGTTGCTGGTGTTGGTGCCGATATGGGCATGAACGCCATTGAGGCTGCTGGTGCTGGATACAACGAGGCTTACAACCAAGCGATCAGGGCAGGCAAGAACGAGGAAGAAGCTCGAGACGTTGCCATGGATCGTGCACTTGTCGACGCTGCACTGGCCGCGACAGTTGGTAGCGTGGTTGACGCCTCAATCATTAAGAGCATGACCAAGGCTAGTGATGACGTAGTGAATGCCGGATTAAAAACCTTTACTGATAAGGCCGCAGATGTTGGTAAAGGTGTTGGAAAGTCGGTCACTACAACCGGAAAAGAATTCGGCACTGAAGGTATTGAAGCTGGTGCTGGTGCGGCGGTAACAGATCTCGGTATTACTGGAAAGGTCGACTGGAACAACCTCTGGACCTCGGTTGTGATTGAGGGTGCGATTGGTGGAAAGACTGCCGGCACCATCCAGACGAGCGTGACCGCCGTGGGCCCTGATAGCTCTACCGCTGACGTCGTTTACTCCCTTGCGCCGACGAACGGTGACTCAGTCATGAGCACTGTGTCGAGCATCACCTCTAAAGGCGGGTCTCCTGCGGACGTGGCGGCCAACCTGAACACCGCATTGACTGATCTTGGCTTGAGTGTTGATCAGGCTAAATCAATCTCGAACACAGCAATTGCTGAGTCCGCTGTTAATCAGATCAACTCTGGTGGTGTTTTTACAATCGGAGACGTTAGTACGATTGTTGGCACAGACTCGGCAGGTAATAACGTCACACTTGGGGATGTCATCGCAGACGCCTCACTGAACGCTGGCGGTAAGTTTGATGTCGATTCAAGTGTTGTTATCGGCACAAACGCTGATGGCAGCTCAATGACGCTGAGTGATCTGGCCGAAGCCTCAAAAGGCGGTACGGTTATCGAGACCAAGTCAGAGGGGGGCGTAACGACGGACACGTCGGTTAATAACGTTACCGGGTCTACGACTACGACCACTACCGACTCAAATAACAACACCTCAACGACGTCGACGGTAAATGCGAATAACGGCTCAACCACCACAACGACGGTTGATGGAAATGCAAACACAGTAACGACTACAGACTCAACTGCGGACGTTAATTCTACTGCTACCGTTGATGGCAACAGCAACACAGCGAATGTTACTCAAACGGATCTGGATTCCAACGTAGTGACTGACACGAGTGTTGATGCGAATAACGGCACCGTCACGACTGTAACCACGGACTCGACGTCTGACGTTACGACAACGACAAATGTGGATAACACCAACAATACTCAGACGTCGGTAACGACCGATGGGGGTGTCACCACTGAAACTAGCGTTGACCCAGATAATAACAATGCTACGGTCGTAACAACCGACGGCAACGTTCAGACCACCACAACGATTGACACCAACACGAACACCGTTATTACGGTGACAACCGATTTGAATACTGGTGTTGTGATCAGTGAGGAAGAGAAGCCGGTTGGGGATGTCCCGATAACCCAGATTCTTAACACGCTTGATCCGACCAAGAAGACCACAAAAACAACCAAGTCGCCAACTGCAACTCCTACTGGAGCCATGCCTTTGGCCTTAGGCGCTGCTTTGGCGGCTAACCCATCCTTGGCTGCTGAGTTTGAAAACCTATTTTCTGGTCCGGCCAAGAAATTTAAGTCACCTCTTGATGACTTTATGCAACAAGTAGATGAAAATTATGCTCAACAAGTTGCCGATCAAGAGGCGGCAGAAGCGGCTCAACGAGCTCAAGAGGAAGAAATGCGAAAGTACTACAGTTATGGCCGAGAGCGCGACATTGACGACATCCTCGGTGAGGGCCTTCTTGAAGAGTCTCCGCTCAGCGAATCATTTGAGGGTCTTGGGATGTCTGATATGTACCCAAGGGCTGCCAAGGCTGGTGGTCTGATGACCCCTCTGATGGCCAAAGGGGGTAATCCTCCCGCGGTTCATTATGCCGGCAAGCCACGGATTGACTTCCGTAAGGGCGCTCATGTTGCAGGCCCCGGAGACGGTCAGTCTGACGACATTCCCGCGATGCTTGCTGACGGTGAATTTGTATTCCCAGCGGACGTAGTTGCGGCTCTCGGAAATGGCTCAACCAAGGCTGGATCAGATAAACTGTACGAGATGATGCACGAGATCCGGCGTCGTTATCGGTCCGCCAAACCGAAGGATCTGCCTCCACCGGCTAAAAAATCGCCCTTGGAGTACCTGTCGAAGAAAGGTAGGAGATAAACATGGCTGATTTTATGCAGGGGTCGCCGTTACCAGACATAACGAAGACGACCACTAGAACTGCTCCAGAATATTACACCGACTACCTGTCAGCGATTGCAACCGCTGGGCAGCCATACCTTACAAAGCCCTCTACTGAGCTTGTCGCCGGCCTTGATCCGCTTCAAATGACTGGTTACGAGGGAATTGAGAGTGGCGCAGGGGCTTACGATACGGGCCTTGGTGAGGCTGAGTCGGCCATCTCCGGTCTTACTGGCGGGTTCGACGTGGGCCGCATCTCTGACTACATGGACCCGTACAAGAAGAACGTGGTCGAGGAAATGGAGCGACAGGCTCAGCAGCAGCTTCAGCGATCCATTCTGCCGACCCTTAAAGCGGGTTTTGTTGGAACCGGTGGCCTAGGTGGTCAAAGGTACGCGGGGGCTTTAGGACAGGCCTTGGCTGATGTTCAGGCAGATTTAACTGGAAAGACCTACGGAGCCCTTTCTGCTGGTTATAAAGACGCTTTGAATGCCGCCTTGCAAGGGTACGGGATGGAGACGCAAGCCGCTCAGACTCAGGCGAACATTGCGAAGCTTGCTCAGGATCTCGGCATTTCCGAATCTGAGGCGCTTCGTAAGGCCGGCGCTGAGAAGCAGGCGTTTGAGCAGGCAAAGATCAATGCTCCGCTTTCGACCGCTCAGAATGTTTCCAACCTCCTGCGCGGCTTTGAGTACCCGACTAGCGAAAAGTATGTTGGCCCCGGCGAAAGAGGCATGTATGGGCTAAGCGACTTTGACAAGATTGCCGGTTTGCTCTCAACGGTTGGTGCTGTGACTAGCGGTGGAAGCTCTGGCAACAAGCTTACCGACCTGTCAAATCTCTTCAATCAGTTTAAAAATTTGGGTGGCTATAGTCCGTCAAACGTTACCGACATTGATATGGATTACGGTGATGTTGATCCATTTGGGATAGGTTAATCATGGCCGAGAAAAAAGGTGCTTTAGCCGCAATTCCAACGTACATGTTTGATGACGAGGAAAGCAAAGCTCGTCAGAAGGCATATAACGAGGCTCTTGAGCGGGTTCAGAAGTCTTTAGACCAGCGTAAGAGCCGGTTTATTGACCCGACATGGGCAGCGGCTGCTGAGGCCTTCTTGACGCCTAAGTCGACTGGAAGCTCCTTTGAGGGATTTGGCACTTTAGCCAAGAAGCTTCGAGAGGCTCAGACAACGGAAGAAGAAGAGGAGCGCATGATCGCTGCTCAGCAGCTCGAGACCGCCAAGCTTGGTGTCGACCTCACCGCTCGTCAGAAGATGATGGAGCAGACTGGTAGGCTATTCTCTGGACAGCAACCTTTTGTGTCTCCCGGTGCTGCTTCCGGCGCCCCTCAGGGTGGCCCCTTAACGGCGGAAGAAAATGCCATCGTCGTTCAGTTGAGGGCAAAAGGCGCCGACGCCCCGTCTATTTTGAAGGCGCTTCAGGACTACCGCTCCGGCAAAATAAAGGTCACAGAAGGCGGTGTTTATGACATCGCGTCTGGCGCATTCACTCCGTTTGAGAAGGGTGGCGCATCAGTAGAGCGTGACGTTTATGTTCAGGAGCCAGATGGCTCAATGTCTGTTGAGAAGTACAACGTCCCGCCATCAATCGCCTCAAGGCTTGATTCAGCACTGAGCAAGGGCGACATGGAAGAGTACCGCAAGCTGGCTGACATGGTAACGAGGGGACCGCTTGCTTCTAAGCCTGCTGCTGCTCCTGCTGCTCCCGCCGGTCCTGCTGCTGCTCCTGTTGCTGGTGCCCCTGCTCCTGCTGCCGCCCCCGCTCCTGTTGGCGCCCCTGCTGGTGCTCCCCCGGCAGACACTCGTGGGAGACTGCCGTCAGCGTCTGAAAGGGCTGCTGAGTCTGAAGCGAACAAGGTTTTTGCCACAGAAACTGCAAAAAAATCAGCAGAGATGGAAGCGGCGTTGCCTGATAAATACCAGCAGGCCCTGATGATGTCGAACACGGCGCAGCAAACAGCAAACTTGGTTGCTCAAAGCCCGCAGGTTTATGGTCAGTTAAGGCAACCCGGTATCGCCTCTGCGATTGGCAGGCTGATCCAAGAGGGAATTCGTGCCGGTAACACAACGATTTCCTTGGGTGGCTTTGAGGATGCTGTTCGGCAGGTCAACCCGAATATTTCAAAAGCGGACCTTGATAACCTGATGACGGTTGCAGGAAACCTCGCTGAGCTCGAGCTGATCTACACAAACCTCTACTTGAGGGGCGGCGGTCAGATCACAGAGGGCGAGCGTGAGATTGTTCGTCGGGTGGTCGGTTCGCCAGCCCTTAGCCCGAAGTTCTTGGTTTTAAAGTCGCAGCTTCTCAAGACCAGATCTGATCAGGATATTGCGTTGTACGATGCTTTCCAGTCGGCTAAAGAGCAAAATCCATCAATTCGTTACGCTCAGTGGCTTAACGGGTCTCAGGCGCGTGGCATCCTCAATCAGTTTGATAAACGGTTTAAGAATCTCATGGGGCTGGTTCCGTCCGAAGGAAAAGGGGCACCCAAGCCGAGTACACCTCCCGCGGCTTCAAGACCCGCCCCGAAGCGTTCACCTGAAGAAGGGGTGGATGTTCCTGAGGCGATTCCCTCTGGAGGCGCTGTATTAGGTAGGAGAGCTATTTAATGGACGAGCTTGAAGAAATCACAGTACAGCTTGCAAACGGCAAAGTTGTAAAGGTTGTTGCTCCAAAGGGAACGACTGATCAAGAGGCATACGCACTTGCTGAGGCTCAAGAGGCTGGCGTTGGCGAGGTAGGCGCCGAGGAAGAATCGGATGAAATACCCGGTCTTCCTCCTGACTATGAAAAGCGAATGGCCGATGCTGAGGCTGCTGCCCAAAGAGCCGCACAAGAACAGGCGATTGGTCAGGCAAGGGCTACTGGTCAAATGGTTGGCGGCGGTGCGGGTGGGGCCCTCTCCCTCGCAAGAACCGCGGGTGACGTAGGTAGGTCAATGATGGGAAGGCCCCCTCAGGGACTTCAGTCTCCATTAGGAACCCTTCCCGGTGGTCTTCAGAACACTCCCGGCCAGAAGTGGGCCGCTAAGGTTGTTGGCCAACCCGGCCTTCAGATGAGACCTGATGACTACTCCGTTTCTCAAGCTGCCCAGCGTTATCAAAAAGCAATGCCCTCAGGGAAGGTTTCCGGTCCCGCTGCGAAGAAGTACGGGCTTGGTCCCTTAGATATTCGTCGTCAGCTTTCAACCGCTCCTCCGAGACCAAGCGGGCTCGAGGCCATCACGCAGAGATTCGGTCAGCTTGCGAACTCCGGACCCATGCGGTTTGCTGCTCGTAAGGTACTGCCCCCTGTAGCTGGCGCATACGGCCTTGGTGAGCTTGCTGCCGCTGCTCAGGAGGGAATGTACTCTGAGAAACCGGACCCTGTTAGAACGGGTTTAACGGCCCTAGGGGGGCTTGGTGGCGTGTTGTCTATGTTCCCAGCCACTGCACCGGTTGGTGTTCCATTGGCTATAGGGTCCGCTCTGTTCCAGCCTCCCACTGAGGAAGAGCGCCGGTTCAGGGACATGCAGGCTACAGAGAGCCCGTTTGCTTACGGGCCCTAAGATCTCCTTGTAGTTGCTCTCCTTTCCCCGGCTAGACCGGGGTTTTTTTACGGCTTGAGCCTGTCGAGGATCTTCCCGACCTCGGTGTTGAGGTCAGAGACGATTTGTGTGCAGCGTTGATGCTCATCCGCTCTGATCTTTGGCTCAACGAAGGCCGCGATCTTACGAGCGAACTGAACGATGTCGACCTCATCCGCAATGATTGCGTTGGGTTCGTGTTGATCGCAGTAAAAGAAAATTTGCTTGATGTCGTCGTCAGTCATTTTTCCACCTGATCCAATTCAAAATGGTTGTCTTTGCGATGGCTCTTTGAGGGCCACCCACGTATGAGTTGCAGTCGCTGTTCAGGAAAGCTTCAACGATGTAGTCATTGGAGGCGTTGGTCTCGTGTTGCTGAGCCTCCTTACGGTTTTCGAAGATCTTCCCGTCAGTCGTCATGTAGGCAGTGATCTCTTTCATTTGTATTTGTTCTTTGCTTGCCAAAAGGTCAAAAGGGCAGAGAACATGGCCCATCCTCGTTTGAGGTCGGACTCTGTCCACTCGTGTACGGTTACCAAACCCGGGACGGTGCGGGACACAAACACGTTCGCACAGCGAGCCTTATGCATGCCCAGACCGACTCGGTAGGCTGCAAGCTGCATGAGGTGCTCATCGTAGGGGGCGACTTTTGTGGGGTCGTCAAAGTCCTTCGTCTTGATGTCTACAACGACGTCAGTGCCGATCATGTCGACCTTTCCACCAAAGCCAAGGTCGTGACAGAAAGCCCGCTCACAGACCCATTTCTGGTCGCCAAAGGTTTGGTATAGGATGCGATCAGTAGCCATGACTGCGTCACTGGTAGGGACAGGCTTTTCTTCGTAAAACGATTGGATCTGTGCATGAATGTCTGTGCCGGCATCCGCAGCCTTTTTGCCATGCTCCTTTGAGTCGTGCATGACCCTCTCGAGGAAGACCTCCTCGGACTCCGTTTCCATTCTTGGTAGGGTAAGAGCGGCCATCAGAACCTGACGCTGCATCCAAGCGATTAAACCGGGCTTGGCGGCTACATTGAGGATCGTGGTGACCGAAGGTACCAAGTCCATGTTGCGGGCGTCTCTGAGGGTCGTAGGACGCTCCTTGCCGTTCGATCCGATTACGGTATAGGCAGGGATTCCGTCCCGTGTATACCAGTGACCTGCTTCGGATTGGTGTTCCTTGACAATCATTTTTTCTCCTAGAGTTGATGGTGATGGGCGTTACTCATGTCAATGTAGGCGTTTGTCCGAAGAGCTGTGCCTCCATTGATTGTTGCTTGGGTCTCGGTCGTGCAGAGTCTGACGGTAGGGATCATCTTGCCGTTTTCAAAGATCCTCTGAATCAGAAGATCCTTAGATTTGACAAGGTACAGAAACCCCACAAACGGTACATTGAGTCCTTCAGCGATCTTGATTCCCTCCTGAATTTTTGACCACGTCACGAGCCATTCGCTCTGAAACGATTCCCTGAAGGTCTCGAGGGTAGCCTGTCTGCATTTGGTCTCCACAACAGCCTTGACCTCAGTGTCAATCAAAAGGGCGTCGACAATTGCTGGTTTGTTCTTCGGGGTTTGGACATACTTCATGTTGAAGCGAGCCTCAAACCACTGAGCGACGTACTGCTCATCAGCAAGAGACTCCTGCCCCTTAGGCGTCAGGATGTCGATTTTGGGCCCCTATTCAACGTAGCGCAGGTTGTCAGATGGGTAGACCTTGGTCTGAAGGCCACTCCGAGTGAACCAGTGAATGCGGACCATGTTGTCCACGTATTCCCAGCAGCCTTTAGAGGTTTCCCCGTCCCGGTCGTAGGAATAGACCTCGAGCAGTGGTCGATATTCCTTGCCGTTGTACATGCACCAACGATTTGTAAGGACTACCTCGCCGCCACCTTGATTGTTGAACCTGAATGTCTGGCCCCATGCGGGAGTGCAGATCAGAGCCAACACGAGAAGCAGCTTCATGTGTTTTTCTCCTGCAAAAACTCGTCTATCTTGTGTATCAGTTGTTCCCGGCTCAGGTCGCTCTCGTAAAACTCTCTTGCCTCCCCGGTGGCCAGCCCAACCCATTCACGCTTTGGGGGTGTGGCGTATAGAGGAATGGCGTTTTCAAACGACTCATTACAGATCGCCAGATAATCCTTGGTAAATTCTGCCCACGCCACAGGCTCTTGCCTACCCCACAATAAATTTTCATACCACTGATCGGCATCCTTATCCTCTGCCCCTGCGATGGCTTGGCGTAGGAGGTGGGCAGACTGAGCGCAATGCCTTCCTACAATTGAATCCTTATTCCAGCCATTTACTTTCTCGACAGACTCCAAAGCCTCCAATGCTTGCTTCATTGCTGAGATGCTCATATGTTCTTCTCCTTTAGTTTGGCTCTAATTGTCGATTCAATAATTCTTTGTTCAGTCCGTGAATCAACTGGCTCTGCCCATCGCCCACACTTATTACATTGCCAGTTAATCCTGTCGAATGAGTCCCGCTTTATTGTCCCGCCATCATGAAACCAAGAACACCATTGTTCTGATAGCCACTTAGCCATTGTTCTTCTCCTTTAGTTTGGCTTCGATGGCTCTGGCGAATGGTTGCACACAGTCATAAAAATCGCTTGCTTCAACATACTTCCAAACTGTTTCCATCTCCTCATCCGTCAGCCCAACCCATTCTCTTTTTGCTCTGAGGTAGCCAAGCACATCTCGTAGCTCAGACTCCAGTGCGTCTAGCGCCTGATCCATTGTGTCTGCATGGCCTGTTGCTAGGTCAAATGTAC